CATTATATTTCGATTTTTGTAAGTTATTTTTGAACATTTCAAGACAGATTCAAAGGTGCTTTGCTATCGCTGAATAGTTACGTCTTTTTGAGAATTTGTTAAAAGATATGGATGAATATGAGTGAATTGCCGGTCAGACCTTCAAGAGTGGACTTTGAAAAGGTTGATCTGAACCAGATCCAGCGCATTCTTTCCACCGGGACGTTGGATTCGTTACGTCCGGAAGAGAGGGAGTATTTCTCTCTAATGGAGATGGTACGTGGTCTGCGTGCCAGGATGCGTTTTACTAACGGCAGGATGGTGACAAAGGCGGGAATAATCAGGCTGTTGAAATCGGAACCGTACAGCCTGTCCGACTGGATGGCCCGACAGGTGTATAATGACAGCATCAATTTTTTCTATACCCAGGACAACATCCGTCCGGAGGCGTTTGCTGCCCTGTATGCCGAGCGTGCCGAGAAGTGGGCGAACGCCGCTTTTCTGGCCGGCAAGATCAAAGAGGCAAGGGCTTTGTTGAAACTTGCCGGTGAATACCGCGGATGCTTCAGGAAGGAACAGGCGGAGATACCGGAAGAGCTTCTAAACCAGAAAAAGGTTGATATCTATACGGCCAGCCGTGAGGATCTGGGTGTTCCCGCCATTGATAGAAAGGAACTGGAGGGTTTCATCGACTCGATACCGGAGATACCTGTTGCTGTGCGTGACAATCTGAAAGAGGACGCACGGATAAGAAAGTTTGATTTGAAAAAACGTATGATTTATGATATCGAGGAATTTAGCGAGGAAGATGGCGAGTGATGAGGATGTGGATGTAAAATTCAGCCATAATGTCCAGATGCTGACCGATTTCGTGGATACGACCATTCTGGTTGTCATAGCCGGGCGTGGTATGTCCAAGAGTACGGTCATACAGTCCAGACGTTCATACAGGTGTATCTGGGAAATGCCCGGCGCACCTCTCGCTTTTGTCGCCAACACTTATGCCAATCTGAAGGACAACATCATGCCTGCCGTACAGAAGGGATGGGAGATGATGGGGCTGTACGAGGGGATACATTATATCCGCGGGAAGGAACCGCCGGCCTCCTGGAAGGCGAAATGCTCCATTATTGTCAATGATTACCGGAACTGCTATTCCTTCTGGAATGGCAGTGTTGTTTTTATGGGTTCGCTGGATAACCCTTCACTGCTTGCCGGCAAATCGGTGGTCCATCTGTTTTATGACGAGTCAAAATATGATAAGGACGAGAAGGTGAACCGTGCCATGCCGGTTCTGCGTGGTGATTCTCTCACTTACGGGGCATCGCATCTGTTTCTTGGTCTGACGATCACCACTGATATGCCTGATGTCAACGAGGGGGAATATGACTGGTATTTCCGTTATGCGCCTAATATGGACCCTGACCGTATAATTCTGATTGTACAGGCGGCTTTTGAACGGAACGGGCTACTGTTGAAACAATTGCGCGAGCAGAAGAAAGACAACCCTAGCCGTTCTATGCTGGCGCGTCTGGAAAGGAAGATAGATTATTATGACCGGGCCTTGCGCAAATTGCGCCGCGGGCAGACCTTTTTTCTTAACGCGTCCTCCCTGGTCAATGTTGATATCCTGACCCCGGAATATATACGCAACCTGTACCAAGGTACCCTTGAACTGCATGAATTCTGCAAATCGGTGCTAGGTATGCGGCCCGGCCTCCGGCGTGATGTCCGTTTTTATGTGCTATTTGGGCAAAAGCATAAGTATTATGACGGAAGTCCTGGAGGGGAGCCGGCGGAAAATAGCCGGGAGTTGCGCTATCTGCGGCATGACGAACCTCTGGATGGCGGTATGGACTTCGGCAACATGCTTTCTTTCGTGATAGGACAGGAAGACGGAGCGTATTACCGATGCCACAAAAACTTTTTCGAGATACCTCCCGGGTGGTTCCGTGAGCTGGCTGACCAGTTCTTGGATTTCTTTGCTTCACATGAATGTAAGGAACTGTCGTTGTATTATGACCGAGCCGGCAATAATTTTGAAAGACAGGGGGAGGATTATGCCAGGAAGATAAAGGATGCCATAGAGAAGGATGCCGATGGTCGGCGGACCGGATGGACCGTCATTCTGATGAGCCGCAGACAGAGTATCATCCCCCAGTCGGAGGAATACGGATTCATGCAGGAGTTGATGAAGGGAGAGAATGGGCAATTGCCCCGATTGCTGGTTGATGCGGTGAATTGCCGTGAAATGGTCAGCAGCGTTGAGAAAGCCCCAGCCGGCATCCGCTATAAGGGTGAAACCAAGGTGGTGTTCAAGATCAAGAAGAGTGAAAAGCTTGCCCCGAAGAAACTTCCCATGTTTTCTACCAATTTCAGTGACGCTTTCAAATACCTGATGATGCGCAGAAACTGGCGTCGCATTGTCCGTATTGCCCGTGGCAACAATGCAAATCCCTATATTCCCGGTTTTGAGGAGTGATTTCTGTCCGTACCAGGCATCCCGCCGTTTTTCTCTGTCATATTTCACGAAAATTGCCTGGGGCAATTGCCCCGGGACTTCTGAGCGGCCCGCACGGAAACAAGAAACATGGTTTTAAAGATTTTGGTTTTATGGTGTTATTTATTGAAAACTAGATATTTATGTGTTCTTACAGCAAAATTCAAGGCTGAAATACGCACATTTTGAATGATAAATACGAAAATAAGGGGAAAATCAGTCATTTTTTGGATGTTTTTTCACTGGATCTTGTGAAATGCCTTGCGGGGGAAGGCGAAAAAGAACCCCCGGCCTGTAAGTAGTTATCTCACCCACATACTTACACAAAGATGCGTCACACCGCACAGCCGGGGGCAAATACCCTCTGCTGCGGTGTGACGCATTTTGTATGTTATGTGAGTGAGATGACGCAAAGATAATCAAATATTATTGTATGAAAGTGATAGAGATAATAAACTTTAATCGTGAGCTGCTGAAAAAGTTGCAGGAGGCGGGTGTCCGTCTAGAGGATGTCCAGTATGTGGAGTTATATTCGGAATACATGTACCGGACAAGCCAAGGAGAGAAAGTATCTTATGTCGTTGCCGTGCTTTCTGAAAAATATTCGGTCAGCGAGAGAACGATTTATGCCCTGATTAAGCGGTTTCGGAGTGACTGTAAGACGTTTGCAGTATGAGCGGACCGTTTTATCAGGCGGACTGTGCTGTTTCTCCTATCTTTAGAATGTTTCATTTTTATAAGGAGGAATGGCTATGAACAAGTATTATCAGGTACTGGACAAGATACTTGCCACAGGAAAAACGCAATCAAACAGGAAGGGGAACATACAGTACCTTCTGAATGAGGTTCTGGTACTTACACCAGCGGATCTGTTGGATATCTTTGAGGGGCATAATATTGCCCGTAAGAAGCTCCGTAGCGAGCTCCAGCTGTTCATGCAGGGGGAACGTAACGTGGAGAAGTACCGGGAGGCCGGCATCAATTGGTGGGATTATTGCGGATCCATTCTTGTGAACTCTTATCCCACCTATTTTGAGAAGCTGCCGCCACTCATAGACAAAATCAACAGGGAGAAACGTAACAGTAAGAATTATGTGCTTTTCCTGGGTGAGACCGGTGTGGAAAGCAACCAGACGCCCTGCCTGAGCCTGGTGCAGTTTCAGATTGACAATGGAGAACTGGTGTTGTCCGCATACCAGCGCAGCAGTGATGCAAATCTCGGATTGCCTGCTGACATTTATCATCTGTACCTGATGGCACGGCAGATAGAACTTCCCCTGAAGTCGATCACCCTCTACCTGGGAAATGTACATATTTACGAGAACAATATCCCAGGTACCCGTGCACTGCTTGCCGGTGACGAGACTGTCCGTTTCGAACTGAATGTCTGATCTGCTGCATATGTCGTGCAGTGGGTAACGCTCCTGATCCTGCCTGTTTCTCATAAATTCAGAAGATCTTTGCGGCGTTTTTTTAAAAAGAAAGTAACATGAGAAATATGTATCTGTCTGCCCCGCTTCCGTTTGTGGGGCAGAAACGTATGTTTGCCAAAGAATTCATCAAAGTATTGGACCGATTCCCAGACAGTACCGTTTTTGTGGATCTTTTTGGCGGATCGGGGCTGCTGTCCCACATCACCAAACGGGTAAGACCTGATGCTGTTGTGGTATATAATGATTTCGACAACTACCGGCAACGGCTTGACAATATACCGAATACCAATCAGTTGCTGGCAGATTTGCGAAGGATAACAGCGGAACTCCCCAGAAAGAAACGTATAACCGGTGAAGCCCGTGAAAGAATATTGGCTCGTATTGAAAAGGAGGAAAAGGAACATGGCTACGTTGATTATATCACATTGTCGTCATCCCTGTTGTTTTCCATGAAATATGTGCTGAATCTGGATAATATGAGGAAAGAAACGTTTTATAACACTATCCACCGGACTGACTATTCCGATGCGAAGGATTATCTGGAAGGGCTAACCATTGTCTGTGAGGATTATAAGGAAGTGTTCAAACGTTACAAGGATGTTCCGGGGGTGGTTTTCCTGGTTGATCCCCCTTATTTAAGTACAGAAGTCGGAACATATAAAATGTACTGGCATCTGGCTGATTATCTGAATGTCCTGCATGTTCTGAAGGAGCATTCGTTTGTGTATTTTACATCCAATAAATCTTCCATTCTTGAATTATGCAGTTGGATTGGGGATAATCCCTCAATCGGTAATCCTTTTAAGGATTGTGTGAAAGTGGAATTCAATGCCTGTGTGAATTACAGTAGCTGTTATACTGATATAATGCTGTGTAAACAAGGTAAAAAAGATGTTTCGGATTTGGCTGCCTGATATTGAAATCTGTGAACAGGATGTGCATTTATAACAGAAGTCCTGTTATCAGGCCAAGCAAAAGGAATATTAGACTGTTTATTATCAGCTTTTTGATCTGATAAAGGTGCATACAAATAAGGCTTACTTCTTTTTGTAACTGCTTGATATCTTCCTGTTCTTTTGTCATGGTTCATATTTTTGATGCATCAGCAAAGGTAATAAAAATCCGCTAGAAAATTCGGGATGTTGGATATTATCAGTACATTTGCTGATCCTATTAAATAATAATCTCGTAAAAAACAAAATCATGAAAAAAGTAATACTTTTAGTATTAGTTAGCACATTATCTTTATTGTTGTCTTCATGTTATAGTTCTCAATTGTATGTAGGTGGCATGGAGGTTGACGAACCTAAAAGAGTTTTGAACTCAAAGACAAACAATCATTTTCTTTTCGGGTTGATATCACCAGCATCAAACAAGAAAGATATCAAGCAATATGTTGGGGATCGTCAGAAGTATGCAATCAAAAACCACCATACTTTTTTTAATGGTTTTTTGGAGGTTATTACTTGTGGTATCTATACTCCGTCAAAAACTACATTTTATGTACCTATAAATGAATGACATTTAAGATTTTATGCCTCGTACTATTTAAGTTCGGGGCTTTTTTTTGTGGTTGTTTCTTAATCACTTAATTATTTATCGTTATCCGTAAGAGCAGTGGAGAGGTCAGCTATATGACTGAAATCAGAGAATTTTCATTTCGGAAGAAAGTTTACTAACCGTCAGATGTGCCTTATGGCTCATGCTTCTCTTACCTTCATGGCACTGGCAGTGCTCCGCCTTCAAAAAAAATCCCAAAAAGTTTGTGGATAAAAAAATAATCCTCATATTTGCAGAGTCAAACATCAAACTTGTTCGTCAAGTACGTAGAGCGCGGTTAATGCTCATATTTTAATGGGCTTTTTTTATGCCTATACAGAACCATTTTCGTAAAGTCACGAAAATGATAATACATATAAAGGATATTGTAGAAGTCGCAACTTGTTGTGCAAAGTCTACGGCTGCCTTTCCCAAAACTTAATTGCTCTACGGAGTGACACGGTTTGATGTTTGACGACACGGGAGATGGCAGCCGTTCTTTTTCTGCCTAAAATGTCAAACATCAAACCGTATGAAACAAACAGTTTCAATTCCTGCTACCGACATAAATGTCGTGAGCAAATCATCAGTCCTAACTATGTGGCTGAACCGTGAAAATCAATTATTTTCTTCCGTACTTGAAGAATCAGTGTCTAACCGTCAGGTGTGCCTTATGGCTCATGCCTCCTTAGCTTTCTCGGTATTGGTATGTGCAGCATTCGTGTCGGCTGTTCCTGCATTGCTTTGCCTGGCTTGGTTTGTTGTGTCGTTACATCTTGCTTGGAAAGGAGGTCTGAGATGAAATTCTTTATTGATGAGCCCAAAACTTACCTGTCTGTCAACAATAAAGGCAGGGCTATGAACCAGTGGATTTCCACTTTCGCTCATGTCTTGATTCCTGATGAACTGTCACGTGATGCCTTTATTGAGGCTGTTCGTGCCAAAGCGTCCATGTTGGACGAAGAATTTCCAAGAACCAAACCGCTTCGTGTGGATGTTTCCAGAAACAATGATATACGTATTGAGGTCTATCCTGATAAAAATCCGTATAATACTGTCTTCATCGTTGATATTTATCCAGTACGCGGTGAGTTCCGCTTCTGTGAATCTACAAACCCTAAAATATTGGAAGGAGGTCTGAAATGAAAGGAGAAGGATTTAACCCGAATGCTATTATAACAGATCAGGTGATAGATGCGCTGGCTGATATTCAGGATCATGAACCCGGTTCTTTTCGTGAACATACGGAGAAATTAACGGATATTCTGTTGGATGACTTTGAGTTGATGGAACCGGACAATCTGAAAAGGAATCTGGATTTGGTGCAATTCTTTCGGTTCTATGCAGGACTGATAGAGAAACTGCATCCACAAGGCAAGTAGTCCTGTCCTTTATCCCATATTGTATTTGTCCCATATTTGCTTGAAAAATAGCGAATATGGGACAAATTAATTTATATACCGCAGTCGAGGAGATGAAAGCGGTGAGCAAAGCTGAAGGGACATTCAGTATCAAATTCCGGAAATACAACCGTCAGAAACAGTCTGGCGGTGATCTGGTGTTTTTGAAAGCGGCCAGGCTTCGTTCCAAGGCTTCTGATGAAAAAATAGAGAATGCCAGCCATAAACTGTTTCTTGTTGATACGGAAACAGGCAACGCATTGAACTGCTGGCAGATTCTGGTAGTGGAATTTAACGGACAGAAAACAGTTTTGTAATATGGAGGTAAGACGTAGCGGAAATTTCGGCTTTGTGGACCCCGGCAATGGATCGCTTTATTCCTTTGACATATCGGGACGTGGCAAGGGATGGGAACCTTCCAGCATCATGCTGAACCATAACCGTAACACCTGTTTCACGAGGAAGATGAGTGTGGCCGGATATGATATCGTTCCGATGGGGGATAACAATGACATGCCCGGAGAGGTCATGCGTCTGCTTGACCGGTTTTATGCTGGCGAGGGTATTCTTGGCAAGATCGCCGGTTTGCAATGGGGGGACGGTCCCCGATTCTATGAGGATGCCATTGATGATACGGACAACCGTTTCTATAAGAAATGGGTGCTTGCACCTGATATTGAATCGGACATGTCTTCCTGGGATTATCGGATTTGTATGCACCGTTGTCTGGTTGATCTCACCCACATGCAGGGTTTCTTTATCAAGTTTGTCCGCAACCGTGCGCCCCGTATCGGTGGGAGGGGGAAGTTACTAAGGTTGGAGCATATTCCTTATCAGCGTGCCAGACTGTTGTACCCTCCTCCTGGGAAAAATGATCCAGAAGGTATTGTTGTGGGAGATTTCCCTTTCCCGGACCCTGAGTATATGGAGAGGTATCCCATGTTTGATCCGGCAGATCCTTTCCGTTATCCGGTGTCGGCCAGATATTACAACATCTATTCCTTCTGTAAGGATTTTGTCAGTACTCCGCGTTTTCTGGGAGCCTTTGACTGGCTGGAGATAGCCGGTACCCTGGCACCATTACTGCATAATTATAATCTGAATTCCAGTGCGCTCAGCCTGCATATCGAATCTCCACAAGGGTATTGGGACAAGGCGGAGGAACGTTTGAAATCCGTATGCCGCAAGCGTGGGGAAACCTATACGGCCAAGATGCTGGAGGATTACAAGGACGAATGCATGGAGAAATTTGCCGGAGGTATTACCGGGATGAAGAATGTGGGGAAATATATGCACACCACCCGGTTCTGGAGCGATGAAGCCAACGATTTCGAAGGATGGAAGGTGACTCCTATAGACAAGAAGGTGAAGGATTACATCGAGGCACAGATCAGAATCAGCAACAAGGCTGACGCCGCTGCCACTTCCGGGTTCGGCATTGATCCGGTACTGGCGAACCTCATATTGGAAAACAAGCTGAGCAGTGGAAGCGAGAAACTGTATTCCATCAAAGTCTACAACGCGTCTGAAACGGCTATTCCGGACATGATACTCTGCAAGCCGGTGCAGGAGTATATTAACGCTAACTGGCCGGGAACAGATATACGTATCGGGCTGTACCGGAATGTGGTGAGTCAGGAAGAGAATGTGTCGCCGGGAAACCGTATGAAAGAAAATATATAAGTCTAAGTGTATGAAAATGATTTTTGATAAAAACGAGGAAGGCAGACAGGAGCTTGTCTCGGCACTGGGAATGATTTCCGACAGCCTGGACTATTCCAAGTGGAAGCCGGTGCTACCTTTGGCCGCACGCCAGCTGACCGGTATTGTGGGGGCGGACGTGCTTTCGGCGATAGTTGACCTTTATTGGGCTGAGGACCTGGATCTAGAGAAAGAGGAACTTGTATTCATGACGCAGCGTGCCGTGGCATATTTCGCATGGGTGAAGGTTGTCCCCACGTTGGACGCACAGCATGGTGGTAGCGGAAGGCAGAAGAAACTGGGAGAAAATGAGAAGGGGCTGACTGCCCTTCAGGAATACAAGGATGAAATGAACATCCTTAATCTGGCGTATGAGTCGGTGGATGCTCTGGTAGGATTCTTGGAGGAGAAACAGTTTGATTTCTGGAAGAAAAGCCGGGCTAAAAGACAGATGGACGGATTGCTCATCCGTTCCAAGGATGAGTTTGACGAGTTTTATCATATCGGCAGCCACCGTCTTTTTCTCGTACTGGTTCCCATTCTGCGTGAAATACAGCGTACAGACATTCTGCCTGTTGTCGGAAAGGAGCGGTTTGACTGGCTTGTCAGAAGGGATCCGGACGTATGTGACACTCTCTTGGAGGAATGCCAGCGACCTCTGGCGCTGTTGGCCGTCAAGAAAGCGGTTGAACGCCTACCCGTAGAGGTTATTCCGGAAGGTATCGTACAGGTGCAGCAGACCGGAACTATAAAGGAAAAGTTACGGGCAGAGAAAGAGGCGCGGAAAAGTGTGGCGGACAGCCTTCAGGCCGATGCGGACCGGTATCTTCAGGAATTGCAGGATACGGTGGCGGCTTTGGACGCTGCGCCTGAGGAGGTTGATTTCTATGTTTCAGGTCCCACGCTTCAAAGCAAGGGAATAACCTTTTGATTAAATGCGTGTAATATATTATCAGAACAGACAGGTGAATGTGCCGGAAACGCTTGAGGAGCTGACTCCCACCCAGTATTACCGTTATCTGGAGATCGCCACCATGGCGAACCAGCATATATTGTCGGAATCCGGGATACGTTTGAAACTTCTTTCCCTTTTTCTGGCGCTTCCAGTTGATATGGGGCATCTTCCTCCATCCACGTGGAAGGAAACGCTGGCACTGTTGTCCCTGACGGATCCGTTTGTTATCCGTGAGGGAAAATCTTTTCGACTGGACCTGAGTACCGGAATCAATCTTCTTCCGGAATGGAACGGTTTTCACGGACCGGAAGACATGCTCAACGGGGTATCATTTGACACCTTCTGTAAGTGCATGACACTGATAAGACGGATGGGTGATGAGGGTGGCGGCGACAGGGACATGATATTGCGGGAGTTCGGAAAAGTTCTTTATACGGCGGGAAGGGAAGGTGCGGAACCGCCAATTCTGCTCTGTCTTCATGCATATCTGTTTTTTATGAATGTGTTTGCCATCATCCGGGAGGAGCCTTTGGAGATTGACGGTGAAACGGTTGACTTGCGGATTCTTTTCCGAAAAGATGAGAAGCCGGAAGCGGATGACCATACCGGCTGGACGGGCATTGGGATGGATATCGCTGAGAACGGGGCATTCGGGAACTATGCAGAGGTGAGGGCGACACCGTTCTGGGATATCCTTATTTTCCTTTACAGAAAGAAGTTTGAAAAATTACATTCCAAAAGATAGAGTCTATGATCAGTTTGAAAACCTATCGTGAGTATTATGAGGATGTCATGCGGCGTGTACCTGGCATACATTCCGTCAGAGTAGTGAATGTGGACCAAGACATGAGCGACTGTCTGAAAAGTATCAGTTCTGACGAGCTTCCGATTCTGTTCGTGGTCGTACCGTCCGCACAGGAAACAGGTACGGATTCGGACAATGTGGAGGAGGATAACCTGTGCCTTATATTTCTGATGGACCGTATGGATATGCAGCGCCGTGGTCCGGTTCGGGTGCTGGAAGATACACAGCCCCTTGTCGAGAGCATCAAGAATGTGATGCGTGGTGACAGGAACAGAGGGTGTTGTCTTATGCGTAATCTTGACCGGATGACTACTACCCCGGAAACAGGATTCTATACGGATTACAGCGGTTGGAGTGTGTCGTTTAAACTTGGTACGGAATGAGTGACGGATGGAACCCAGTGAGGGAAGAGTTCTTCAAAAGAACCCTGTCCCGTGATTTCAAGACCATTTACCAGCGGCAGTTAGATATTGCGGAAAGAGGTATTTACCGGGAGGGAAGACAGCTTAAGGTGAGATTCCGTCCGGACAAGATCGTGTCCGGACGTACAGGCCATCTGCGTGACCGTCTTGCGGCAGCCGAGTTCCAGATAACGGGGGTAGATCCGATAATGCTGGAAACGGACTATCCTCTTTATATACGTTTCCTTGATATGCGGGAGAAAGGTAACCTGCGTATCTATAACCGTCAGATATGGGGAATAGTGTACAACAATACATTGCCTGATCTGAGAGTGGGCATGTCTGACTTGCTCCGCAAGGAAATCCGCAGCCGGCTGGAGGGATTATTTCCCCGGACATCCGAGAGCCGGAATGACAGTGCGTACCGGTCGGGATACCGTCCTCATTAGTTTTGAGAGTGCTAATGCAATTTTTGCATTATAGATTAATTATTATTTTCAGTCTGATAATTATATTGTAGTTTCCTTTTTATATATTTGCAGTGTCGTTAGAATGTGCGTATCATGTAATAAAGTTACTCACATGGGAAAACAAAGTGAATAATAAAAAGTAAAGAAGGAAGGTAATAGAAAATAATGTTGGACGTAAAGAGCTTTAAGATATTTATTTAATGGCAAAAAATAGACTTGTAGTACCTTTCTTAAAATGGGTTGGCGGTAAAAGACAGCTTATACCAACAATAAAAAAAAGGTTGCCAAAAGGACTGTCAAATTGTCCCTACTATGAACCATTCATAGGAGGCGGGGCATTATTATTTGAATTACAACCCAAACGTGCTATTATAAATGATTATAACGAAGAGCTTATTAATGTTTATAAAGTAATACGGGATAATCCTGATGAATTGATAGAGGATTTGAAAAAACATGAAAATACAGCAGATTATTTTTATGAAATTCGTGCTATTGATAGAAAACCATCGTTTAAAAATCTTTCCGAGATTGAGAGAGCATCACGGATTATATACCTTAACAAGACTTGTTATAATGGATTATACAGAGTAAATAGCGCAGGTGAATTTAATTCTCCATTTGGTAAATATAAGAATCCGAATATTGTTAATGAACCTATAATAAGAGCTGTAAGTAAATATTTGAATACATCTAAAATACAAATATTAAGTGGTGACTATGAAGAGATACTAAAAGATATACCAATTAATTCTTTTGTATATTTGGATCCTCCATATCATCCACTTTCTGATAGCTCAAATTTTACGGGGTATATACAAGGAGGCTGGTCAGAAGAAGATCAAATTCGTTTAAGGAATGTTTGTAATTCGTTAAATGATAGGGGAATAAAATTCTTGTTGTCAAATTCATCAGCTGATTTTATAAGAGAAATTTATGCTGGATATAATATCCATATTGTAAAAGCCATTCGAGCTGTAAACTCAGATTCAACTAAAAGAGGACAAGTAAATGAATTTTTAATTAGCAATTATGAGTGATTCAAAAAATGAAAGTGCATGGGCTCAACTGTTTGAAAAATATAACATAGATGGTGCCATAAGTAGAGATGGTCAATATATTATTAGTTCTAAAGCTATAAATGAATTTAGAGAAGCTAGGTTAATGACAAAATTTGATCATCGCTTTCAGCTTCCTAAGACGTTATCAGATAGACAACTTTCTATTCTTCCAATTTCAAGAGGAGGATATATAATATCTAAAATCGAAACATTTGAAAATTTTATAGAAACTCCTAATCTTGATATAACAGAGTTTGCAATACCATCGCATATAGAAAGCCTTGATTTTTCAACAATAACAAGCGAGGCATTGGCGATTAATTGTGCGTATGTTTCCCGGATCATTGAAGATTTTACTCAAGATGAAAATTTAGTGCCAACTGTCAGTGGGAGAATGGGGTCACAAGCATTTAGTTTTAAAGTCCGAAAGTTTGGAGAAAAGAACTTGTTCCTTGATGTTGATGTTCAAAATGCACAAGTTGAGATTGATGGTGGATATGAGGGGACTACATCATTAAATTTAATTGAAGCTAAAAATAATTTATCTTCTGACTTCTTAATCAGACAATTGTATTATCCCTATCGTTTATGGCAAGGTCGAATAATGAAAAAGATCCGTCCAATTTTTCTTACTTATACTAATGGTATATTTCATTTGCGTGAATATCAGTTCAATGAATTATGTAATTACAATTCCATAGTACTCATCAAAGAAAAAAAGTATCGTCTGAAAGATACTTCTGAGCAGCTTCTGAATATTGAAACAATACAAGAAATACTAAAATCCATATCTATTGTAGATGAACCCACAAATGTACCTTTTCCACAAGCTGATTCTTTTGAAAGGATCATAAACTTTTGTGAAATATTATACAATAATATTGACGAGGATTACACGAAAGAAGCGTTAAGTTGTAACTATGATTTTAAGGAAAAGGATTCTTTCGATATGCGGCAGGTGGATTATTACACGAATGCTGCAATATATTTAAATTTAGTCAAAAAGAGCCAGATAAATGATAAAACCGTTTTTGAATTAACTGACGTAGGCCTTTCTTTGTTCAAGACTGGAAGTATTGTTGAGAGACAATTGAAATTTATCAAATCAATATTGGCTCATAGGGCATTTAATAGGACTTTAGCACTATATATACAAAAAGCAGAAGAACCTACCAAAGATGAAATAGTGAGAATTATGAAAACTTCAAATCTTTATAACATTAATTCAGAAACAACATTTAGGAGAAGGGCTTCAACTGTTCTATCATGGGTTAATTGGATATTAGGAATAATCGAAGAAGAATAAGATTTTTGCTGAAAATAATTATAAATATAATTGTAACTAATTATAAACGTAGGAAGACATATCTTTTAGAAGAAAAGCTTCTCTATCTTGATTTTGATTGAAACATTTATTATACTGAATATCCTGCTGTCCACGGATATGCGGGCTTCTCATGTTTCTCCCGTCCTTTGCCCCTTCCTTGCCGGTTGCTAGTTTTGCCGAAAAGTAACCGTATGAACAAGAAACTGAAAGATGATTATATAAAGTTCACTCTCTCTCTGAACACCAGTGAGGCCCGTGAGGAGCTGGACCGTCTAAACGCGTCCTCCCGTGAGCTGCAACGGACGAATGATGGTTTGCGCAATTCGATGACAGAACTGGTGGCCTCTGGCAAGAAAGGCAGTGATGAGTACAAACGTCTGGAGGCGGAACTGAAATCCAATTCCAAAGCCATATCCGAGAATAATGCGAAAGTGAAGATTCTTCGCTCCTCCATGAAGAGCACTGAGAAAACTTATGCGGAACTGGCCAAAGAGGCCCGCGGGCTTCAAAAACAGTTGGACAATACTGTCAAGTCCCTTCATCCTGAGGAATATGCCCGTCTGGAAAAGCAGCTGGAGGAAACACGAGATGTGATGGCCCGTCTGCGTGGCGGAACCAATGAGGCTTCCGGGTCATTCCTGAAACTGGGGAATATGAAAGCCATGGTAGTGGGTTTCTTCGCTTCCGCCGGAGCGGCTGCCCTTGATTTTTTTAAAGACGGTATATCCAAAGCAAAGGAATTTGTCAGAGAAAGCGTGGAGGTGGCCATTCAGGCTGACGGAGTTCTTCATGCTTTTGAGAAGCTGGACCGTCCTGATCTTCTTGCAAACCTTCGTACCGCCACTAAGGGAACCTTGTCGGACCTTGAGCTGATGAAAGCGACGGTCAAGGCAAAGGATTTCCGGATCCCGGTTGATGATATGGGAAAATATCTGGCATTCGCCCAGTTGAAGGCGCAGCAGACCGGCCAAAGTGTGGAATATATGACAGACTCTATTGTGACCGGTCTGGGGCGCAAGTCGCTTCTTATACTGGACAACCTGGGACTTTCCGCCGCAGAAATCAATGAGGAGGTTGCCAAAACAGGTGATTTCATGAAAGGGGTGTCCAATATCATAGACCGCCAGCTAACACAATCCGGATTGTATGTATCCGCATCTGACAAGGCTGCTCAGGCTGATGCAAGGCTGGAAAACGCCAAACTGAGACTAGGAAGACGGTTGTCTTGGCTTGGAGATTTATGGATCAGCTTGAAAAACAAAATGGCTGAAACCGTCAATACAACAGTATCCACCGCCAATGAAAAGTTTTATGAACAGAAGGGTAACTATTCAGCGATAGTGCATGACAAGTTTTCAAGCCTCAAATAAGGCTTGAATTGCATTGAATGGTGTCTGAT